ATCATCACCACCAAAGAAGAATTTACCTACTGTAGAGTTCTTAAACCAATCTACTATACCTTGAAAAAAACCTGTTATCTTTTCCCATATGCCTACAAAGAAATTACCTATTGAGTCTATCTTTTCAGCAAAGAATTGTATAGCGGCAACAACCGCTAATACTTTCAATGCAATTAATATTCTTGCTGTTTTAAATATATTACCGATTGCACCTAATGAGGCACCTATACTTTTAAATGCCTTCATAGGTTCTTTAAACATTTTTATAAAACCAAATACACTTTTACCTACATTAGCAAATGACGTTGCAACTTCAGTAATAGTGTCAGGTATTACCATAAATGCTTCTCTAATTTCTGCAAGTTTACCAAATCCTTGATCTTGTCCACCTGTATCTGCGGTAGTGCTGACTCTCTTATTGATTTGTTCGTTTTCTTCTTTTAAACCTTCAATATTTTCTGATCTAGTTTTAATTTCTTTTTCTATTTCTTTTCTACCTTTCTTATCTGTTTCATCTAATTGATTTAAGGTAGTGATTCTTGTCTGTATTTGTTTTTCTAATTCTGTGATAGATTTTTCATTTCGTTCTCTATCTTTTTCATATGCCTTAATCTCTTTTTGAGTTAATATATTAATTGCATTACCCTTTTCATTTATTTCTGCTTTGATACCTTTTTCTCTCAACTCTCCTAATTGATTTTCTAACTTTTGTTGATTGCCTGTAAATTCTTCAACTGTATCTGCTAATTTGTTATTATAATCTCTTAAATTAATTCCTAAATCATCTACAAGTTTAATTAATTTTCGTATCGCTATAGCAAAATTATCAACAGGACCACTTTCAATTTCATTTGTTAAATCTTGTATCATTTTAGGTACATCACCGATAACTGCCTGTGTAGCAGCTTTTAACCCTACACTAGTCTTATCAATAATTACTTCACCTAATCTTGTGATTTCTCTTTGAACAGAATTATCACCACCTTGTGGCATATCAAATTCTGTTCCAAGTGGTTCTATTTTAGGTAGTGCCATATTATTTTGTTTCTTTTATTTTACTAGGTTTACCATTTACGTATAATCCAAACCAAGCAGCACCTGCCCCTACAACTACAGATACAAAACCTGCCTGTGCATTGTTAGGTTCTGGTAATGCCATAAACCATTGCATTGTCATATAAAAAGCATATCCATACAACAACATAAAAATTCTTGGAATTAATCTCCAGTTTGACATAAACTGTGGTATTTCATCCCTTAAAAATACCCACACGTTTTTGATAATAGTCTTACTTTCTTCTATCATTTTGTTCTCTCCCGTTCTTTTCTTTTTCTCTCGTTTTCTTCTTTAATATGATTTATTAGCAACTGAACATAAATGTCCCTTTCCCAAGGTATCATTGACTCTAATTCTGTCAATGAATACTTATGATGTTGCATTAATGCAAAATTAGTTTCAAAGATCGCCTCTAGGCTATTGTGGGAGAGGCCAATCCGAAAAAATCTTGCAACCCGCTGAAGGTAATCGTACTCTCAACTCCCGTCTTTGGGTTCTTCACTTTTGTTTCGTGTCTTAATCTAGGCATAGTTTCAAAAAACTTTCTCAATTCAGAAAATTGATTTTGAGATAATGACTCAAAAAAGTTTTTCAATTCTTCGTGTGTCGATTCACTTGATGGATAATTCTTTTCACCCTCGTAAATATAATCAACACAACCTGTTATCAATTTAATTATATCCTCATATGATAATGATTTAACACCTTGTGTAGTGTATAATACTTTCATATTAGGATACTTCATAACAACGCCTAGTTTTCTTTCTTTGTCTAAAACTATATTATTTGAGTGTGCGTCATCTACTTGCACCTCAACTTTTGATATGTCAACCTCCACATCGCCATAGGTTTTCTTATCATCTGGACATATAACTTTAAACTTTGCTATTTCTCCTACAGACTTTGCCCTAACCTGTAAGAAAATATACTCTACATCAAACGTTGGTAGAGTTTCAACATCTATTTTGTCAAATGTAACTGACTTCAAAATATCTTTTGTTGCCTGTTGCATTTCTTTTTCATCACCAGATTCAAGTGCCATATACAAGATTTTTTCTTCTTTTACAAGAAAAGGTCTATATTGTACCTTTGTTTCTTGTGATGGCAATGTCAACTCATATCTCGGTGTTTCTACTATTGGTAACGCCATAATAACTCCTCAATTATTAAATATTTAGTGGTGGTAATTTAAATGGTGGGAATACTCTTCCACCAGTTACTCTACCAAGTGGTACTCTACGTCTTAAATCGTTAAGTACATCACGTCCTGCTCTTCTCAATTCAGGTGGTAATTTGTTTAATATACCACCAAAAATTCCTCTATTGTTTTTGATCTCAGGTACTCTACCTGTAGGAGATCCTAATTCTATCTTGCCTGATTGATCTATGAAATAGTTTATCCAATATCTAAAAGAAAAATCAACACTTATAGTTTGAATTGTGTTTGCGTCAGCAGAATAATCTACTGCACCTATACTTACAGGAAAAGCATCAATCAATTGTACACCATATGTTACATCATCACGTTCTTGCCTACTTGCATATTGTCCTAATTGAAATATATTTACATTTGTAACATAGTTATCATAGTAATTTACATTGTAAGATGTTGATGTACTTAATGCTGCCTTTTGCCACAATTCAAAATAACTTCGTTCTCTCATAAACTTATCAGCATAAAATGTAGCAGATATATTATCTGATTTAAAATCATAAACTACTTTTCTTGCAGGTTTGTTTCCGTGTCTAATTTCTTTTTGTACCATTTCTCTATCAGGCATAGAAATGGAACTACAAAATGCTTGTACACGTCTACCATTTGCCTGTTGTACAGCAAGTAAATCTGTTTGTGAAGGAAAGGCACCTGCTGTTTCTTCAGCGGCAGTTGACTCTGCCTCGTAATTAAAATCACCTAATGGATTATTAATGTTACCTAATACATTAGGCAATCCTTTAGGTAATTGAAATTCTGCATAGTATCTTGCCTTTCTAGCAAAACCCTCTGCCTCGTTTACATATGATTGAAAACGACCTAGTGTAGTTTCTGGATTACCACCTTGTGTTCTTTTTAAACGTGGGTCACCTGTAACGTTATCTAAACTTCTATCTCTAGGTAAACCGATACGTACATCAATACCACCTATTCTTTTTCCGCCTCTTAATATTGCCATTAGTATGGACTACCTTTCTTAAATTGTGCGACAGGCAAATAAACTGCTAATGCTGCCTCATCAAAATCTATTCTTAAAAAGTTACTTTTCACGTGTGAAAACAAATATTTCTTTATTGTGTTTTTAACAAGTGGTATATTTTTTACTCTATTATAACTTACATCAAAAGTATTTCTACTTGTAATCTCTCTACCTCGTGTAGCATATCTTTGTAATTGTTCTAACAAAGTAAATCTAGCACCAGGTCTTAAATAATGAAAATTTATACCTGCAAATCCACCTGGTATTCTCTCTAATGGTAATACAAGTGGAAACGTATCATAATATGGTAATGTCTTTTTATATTTAGGGTCATAAACAAACATATTTAAACGACCAATACTAGGTCTGCCTATTAGTTTGCCTTGATTCATTAATCGTCTAGCAGATACTCTATCGGCAATTGATGATACAGCATTTCTATACCAAGCAGACGTTTTACGTATGCCACCTGCCTTATCTACTAGTGGATCTAATATTGAAACCATATGCTATATTTATATAAAAAAAAGAGCGCTTTGGTTACCCAAAGCGCCCTTAAAGTATGTACTAGAGAGAGATAAATTACTCGTCTTCAGCTAATTTACTAAAATATGACATTGTATCGTCATCATCACTAGCATCCACCGAGTCGTTCATACTTTTTGCTGAACCGTTACTTTGAGGCGGGAGGTCTGCATTGTCAACGGTTTCAGTTTTTCTCGCACCAGATAATACCCTATTCAGTTTCTCTTTGAGTTCATCATAGGTCTTAAAGTTATCTGCTGCCAAGAAAGGTTTTAGAGCGTGTTGTTTTGACCAGACTTCTTTAATCTTGTCATCACTTTCAGCAAGTGCTGATACACCCTCAAACTCCGATTTATCATAATTCCAATAACCATCAACTTTTCTAATTTTTAGTTTAAAGTTTGCACCTTTCCAAAAATCAAATGGGTTGATTGCTGCTTCATCTTCAAATGCCGGTTGCATTGCTTCAGTAATCTTATCAAATATCTTTTTACCGAATTTGTATAAGAACACTTTACCTTCATTCTCTGGATGTTTTGGATCACTTACGACTAAAATATTAGCGTAATATGATAATTTTCTTTTTCGTTTTCTAGCGATTTCTTTATCACTATCAACGCCTGTATTCCATAGTCTTGTATTTTCTTCACTTACAGGATCTTTTTGATTTAATGTTGTTAAACTGTTTTCAATATACCAACCACCAGGTCCTTGAAATGCGTGTGACCACACTCTTTGCCAAGGCAATTCTTCGCCTGCCACAGCAGGTAAAAATCTAATAACAGCATAACCGTTACCAGTTTTATCTAACTCTGGTTTCCAAAATCTGTCGTCTTGGTATTTGTTTTTGTTTGATTGATCCTCAGGATTGAGGTTTGTTTCAAGTGCCTTTGTAAGTTTATCAAAGTTACTTGATGATGATTTTAATGTTTCAAAATCCATATTTTCTCCTTATTAATTGTATTCGTTGTAT